TCAGGGAGGATTCCTGGATCCAGTACCCGTAAGACGTCATCGATTTTCTCGTGTCTCCGTCTCAGACCTAATTGGTACGGATAAGTAACCCACTCAGTGAAGAATAAGTTGAACTGAGACTCCCCAGTCTCAAATCCAAAAAATTCCCGCACTTCCTCGCTGAAGAACGGTTTCATCTCGACCTTGGTAGGTCCTTGAGATTTCGCCGTCCTAGGCGTAGCACGGTCAGCGCACTCCCTTCCCTCATCAACAACCTTCTTTGCGAAAGTGGCATCCGAGAGTCGGAACGTGGTAACATCGTGCAGCAGGGTACTCACCCGGCGATTAGCTCTGAGGAGATACGACAGTATGTCCTTCCAGAAGATTCCGGCTGTGAGCCAGGCCCTTCTTTCGTCCACACGTGCCTCCTTTCCACCCGGTGCCACGGAGGTTAACCAAGCCTCAATAGGCATTGGCCAGACTCCGCCCGGGCGGCAGAGATAAGCGAGCATCTTAGAGAGACGATTTCCTACACCAAGCGCAACAGGGAGTCGCGCAAGGTTTCGGAACTTGAACCCCATAGAGATTGCTACGGAAGAAAATCGGATCACTCCGAACTTCATATTCTTTGCGACCAGTTCCCCCAGTGAGCCCAGGTTGCAGCGTGCAACCATGAACTCAGCCAGAGAAATTGGTGAACAATCCCGCCCACGAATCCATGTTCGCTTAGCGAACTCAATGGAAGATTGGCTGGAGACCAGACTCTTGGCTAATCCGATCTCGACCCCCAGAGCTTCCATGATCCGTAGGTACTCCACAGCTACAAGGTGATCAGCTATGACCACATCATCCCCCAGCACTGCATACAGCAGGAACCATCCTGGCGCCCTAGGGTACGCCTTTGAAGCAGCTAGCTGTACAATCGCATGATGTACCAACGCGAGCATAGCCCACGATGATAATGCGCCCATAGGCTGTCCTACAGAGTACCAGACAACATTATACCCCAAGCTCCAAGATTTTGCAATCTTGGGCAAGCGGTATGGTTGTCCGACTAAGAGGTAGGCCCACAGGTTAGCAAGTTTCTCACCCAGCAGCGGTTTAAGGAGTGCGATCTGAATCCGGATAGGGATCCGGTCAGTCGCCGCCGATAAATCGTACGATGCGACCCAGTGTCCCTTGCCTTTGAAACCTTCGATCAGTGACTCGACGGGGCGAGTTTGATTAAAAGTTCCATCGGTGGGTATCTTGCGCAATCGTGCGAAAATCCACTCATGCAGGGGGGCCATGAGTGTCTGAGTGATCAAGTTCACCATGGCTACTACTCGAATCTTCCCCGGCTCCCTTAAGAAGGCCAAAGCCCCAAACGCAAGAGTTTTCCCCCAGAAATGGTCAAGGTACCAGCGCCGGTATAGGTATACCGGATCACCAGCCCAAGGTAGCAACGGATGGAGACCACACTCTGTGGTGGCCAACCCGGACTGCCATTCTACCATAGTAACCAGGGGAGAACCCTTTACGTACCTTCCTGAGCGTAGGTCACCTCTTATCCTCTCAAAGGTAGTTTCCCATCGCTGGTAAACCACCCCATCGAAGACCTTGAGAACCTTGTTGATGGCCCAGGTGAGCTCGACCCCGTCCACGATCTTCAGCCAAGTTATTACACGAGGCCAAACGTCTGGATGCGATCCTATGAGGAACACATCCCACAGAATCCCCATTACTGAGGTAAAACCCCCCGAGTTCGGGGAGCACTTCTGCATGAACGGAATCTGCTTGGGAGTAAGGTCTTCGTTAGGTCGCAACTTCCATGACTCACCACTTATCGAGCGGATTTTGTCGTAGAAAGTCGGGACCCACTTAAGCCATTCCTCCATAAACCCATCGATATCCTTTCCAGGTTCCATGATTGTTTTCAGTTTCAGCGCCCCCTTGAACTCTATCAC